CAATTCTGAATGCAGCAATTGTGAAACTATTTCACCAGACCATGCATATATCATCGCGCCGACGGGAACGGTTAAAGTATTGTTCACATAATTCGGCGCAATTCCTGACAATCCGGTAAACGTTGCGGCATTCCCCGTGATGTTGCCTGTTGCGCTGTCAAGTTTTAGTGATATCGTCCCGTTTGCGTCGTATAGATACAAGCCAGCGAATGATAAGTTGCTGCGTAGCACGCTCGAATATTTGATTCCGAGCATGCCATTTTCTGTGGATAGCTCTCCGATTGAGCTGGTTGTAACAAGAGCGCCATTGATGGTACCGTTAAACGTCACAACGTCGTTAAATTTTACAGTATTTTGAAATACAACAACATTGTTGAAATTTGCATCACTGAACGATGCAGAATCATCAAAAACCGCACGGTTTCCAAACGTTACCTCGCCCGCAAACGTCTTTTCCCCAAGAATTTCTTGATCTTCCCCATGCGTTGGATCCCCGGCTTTATACATCGACACAAAGCGCGCCAAATCTGCAATCGTTGCGCCGTCTGCGTATGCCGTTTCTACATCTTCATCCGCATTCACGGTTATATTGAACGGGAATCTAATAATCTGTGTGGGTGATGCAGATGACGGCAGATAGATTTCACTCGCATCATCGCTCATAGCCGCAACGATGACGGCTTGCGCGTCTGTCTGATTCGCAAGCCTGCCAAGTATGCAAACGGATTTAACGATTTGAGCCGCGCCGCTTGTGTTCCCGAAGCGTGATACTATCTTTGCGACGTTATTTGTTGCGCTGCAAGCGTCGATTGTACCGGATGCGCCGTCGTAAAAAGATATATCTTTGCCCGCTAAATCTTCGGCGTCCGTAGCTGCGGTTGTTCCCGATTTAGCGCCGATAAAGACGATTTGATTTGTCGCTGTTGCCTGTGCGATTAACGCGGATCCTGCGGGCGTCACAACGTTTATTGAAAATGGATTTGCCATGATGTTTACTCCTGTTTGCTTTGGATAGCTTCATTTAACCTTTTCGAGAGATTGTGCTTAAATCGTTCATCGTTATCCCTTATTGCAGCGCAAGTTCTGGCCAAGATGATTCATTTGTTATATCGGGATTCGATGGATCCCAGCCGACGTAGGCAACGGGAAAAACATGCTGAACATCAAAATCTGTTCCTCCAGTAAATCCTGTTCCTGGGACAACGTACCCAGCATTAAGCCTTCCAAAGTCTATTTGATCCGATGATGTACTTGTGTAAGACATCTGAACGGCAGCCTTAACTAATAAATTTCCGCCCATTACAGTAGAACCAACATCTGGCTGTTGAGCTTTTGTAGTTGATTCAAAACAATTAACGCTTAATAATTCGTTCCTGATAACACCTTTTACTAACATTTTATTACTATTTAGCGTTCCAAGATTGTTTACACTTGTCAATAACGATAAATAGGCAGATCCATAAGGAACAAACTGTCCACCGCTATTTAAATAGGGTAAGCCTGACGGAACTAACGCTAATACATTTTGAGAGTTTGTGCTGGTGCTGGTGTGTTTATTGAGCCTATTTCCGCTTACATCCAGACATTCGTTGCACCAACCGTCTAAAGAGATTGCGTTGGCTACACTTTTAGTTGAAGTTTCGGAGGATTTGCATCCAAGATTTATTTTGGCAAGACCATAAATGTCACTTGGATCACACAACGAAGAAAATGCATCACCGCTTTCTACGCATCCTTTATTCCCATTGATTATTGTAATAATATCTTTTCCTTTCGTCGCATAGCCAGCTTTAATGCTAGTACTGGTCGAAATAGCATGTCCTGCTGTGCCTTCTTTAACACCGTTAGTATATGTGTTCACGGTTGACGAAGCACGTTGTGATGTGCATGGCAACGCCTTTGTTGGATATGTACCAAAAGGCCCATTGTCTGCAAACGGCTCAAGACTTAATGCACTCGCATAACCCGCATACTTCAATAGCGCAGATGTTGTGCTTCCGCCTTTCCACTGGTAATTTCCTGAGCTTGAATAGCTGCCAAGAACTGGAGTTCCAATAGAAGATGTGCTGTAGTATTCCCCCAATGTCGCAAGCATATAATACAACTCTTCATTCCCATACTGGAAAAAGCTCAAATAGTCGTGATATTCGCCGTTACCGTTGGCAACACGATAAATCACATTACCATAATCCTCAAACGCTAATGGCCCGTTTGTCTTGCTGAAATGCCATTGAGCGCCGGACAATGCACACGATTCCATGAACGCTTTGATTCTCGCTTGGTGTACAAGCAAACACCAGTTTGCATAAGTATTTGTTGCCAGATTAGCTCTGACCACCTTGTATCCCTTGAATTTATACCCGCCAAATGCCATGATTTTATCTCCTTATATCGGTGTTTTGATGTACCACACTTTGTAGAAAGTTATTGTGCCACTTCCTGTGTATCTAAGGTATAAAATGCCGTTCACGTTGCTGTACAATTCCATTTTGTTATAGTTGCTAAAAGTATTGTCACTGGCGTCTCCGTTCGCCTTGAACATGCCAATGACGCGATATGTTGACGTGCTATCAAATTGGACGGCATTTCCATTTTCATCGAACATTTGATAATTTGTGCTGCTATTTATCGTGGCGTCCGTGTTTATGTTATTGGGGTAGCTATAGCTGGTTGGAACACTCAAAGAAAACACAACCGCCCGCAAACTAATTGACGAGCCGCTCGAATTTGCAATCTGGTAGAATTTGTAACCGAGGGACGGGTCACGCCAATCAATTCCCGTTTGGCCTAGCTCATTCCCAGCAGATCCGAGCAGTTTATAAATTGTTCGTGTTGGTAACGTTGCGTCATTAACGTCCCACGGAACTGTTTGTGCAGATGAAATGCCAGGTTTGCCTTTAAGACTGCCAGTGCTGTTATTTGATACAGACGAGTTGTTATAAACGCTCGAAGTGCTAAGATAAAACGCATAATACTGTTGGTCTTTCGGATAAATGCGAACGCTGATGGTTGTGAATGAAATGCTTTTATAGCTCGTCCCGGTCAGGTTTGTCGCGAGCCACAAGTAACCAGTGTCCATCAAAATAAAGGCGAGTTTGCCATCGCCTGTCGTAGTTGTGCTAGGCAAATCGGAAACTTTTTGGATGTGTTCGACCCATGAACCATCTGCAGTCCTATGATAGCCTAACACATAATCATTGGAATAATCATACCCAGTCCACGGAGTTGTACACGCCTCATCTGTATATAACTGATGACAATATGTGGAGCTTACATTACCAACGAATGCAGATGTAACACCATTTTGCGCTCGTTTATCCCCACTCTGCATATACAGCGTTATCTCTGTATATTGGATAACCTCTTCAAACACCAGATGCGCCACCGTATCAGCCGTCAAACCGTAACTACTACCGAACGCGCCGATATCCCATGCAGAAGGCTTCCATGTTTTACCACCCGATTCATACTCGCCAGTCATCGTTGGCAAAGTGATAGACGTTCCCTTGTGTCCGGTTTCATCAGCGGGCATGGTGATAGTAACGCCGGGGAGCTGTGTGTTCACGAAGGATAATGTAAACACCCGTTCGGCGAAGACTGACCACGCCGAACCAACAGATTCATTGCCAATGTTTATCGACAATACAGAGTTCTGATCTAAAAGATATTCATCATCAGGCGCAACCGTCATATCACCATTAGCCTGCATATAAGCGAGCGTCGCTTCACCGTCGTAGGTGTCAAGCACTGTCCTATCTTCGATTTCGTTTCCATTTTCATCATATAGTGAAATGATGCTATTCGGCTGCAATGCTGTGTTTTCAGTCTCATTCCTGCCGTTTTCAGTGAACCAGAATTGCGCAGTGGGGACGGTGATATCGACGCCGTAGACAAGACGCGGAGATTGTATGATAATTCCTTCAATCTCGCCATATACTAATTCGTTGCTGAATCCTGATACTATCTGCCCCGTCGTCGCATCCGCGACGATGAATGTGTAATGATTAATCTCTACCGGCTCGCAAATAGCATCGTTTTCATAGCTAATCGATGCAATACCGGCTTTAAGCGGATGAACCGGCAAATTGAAATAGCCAGGGAAATCATAATATATATATCTCAAAAATTGAGAATTGCGACTGAACCTGATTATGTTTGCAAGAATCCTTGCGTTTGCGTGTTCATCAAGAAAAGCGCTTTGAGATTCGACATTAACATCGAACACGTCAAGCAAAGATTCATCGACAAGTTCACCATCGTCATCAAACGCAAGATTATCAAGCACTTTAACGACGATTGGATTGTTATCGAATATATATTTACACAGAATTTCAATGGCTTTCGGTGTGCCAAGATATCGATAGATCTTGCACATCTCAAAAAGCATTAAATCGCGCGTTTCTCGTGACAAATTTGGGTAGTATTGTGCGACGCCATATTGATTATAGAGCGCTTCAAGTTCTTCATCTGTACAAGCCCGAATCGCTTCAAGCGTCAATGGTGCATCGATCGACTTTACCCGCTCGCATATCGGCTTAATGACATTATCAAAAGCATTCATCAGCCATGATATATCAGATGCGAAGCGTGGCAAGAGCTGTTTTGATTCTATATCTGATAGCTTCATTATTGCGCCTCGTCATCGGATACGCCATAGAATGCGATATCAACGTTTACGCGGCTTCCAGGCGTTGGATATATCGGCGTTGGATTTGTGTTGTATACAAAACCAATTGTCTTTGCATCGACAGCATAGACGCCATTTGAATCTGTCTCGCACAGCTTTTTAAACAGTTCCTCAAAAACAAACGGTCTGCCGATTTTTTGCGCCAATTCTGCGTTATATTCGTTTCTCACGCGCGCGGATCTTCCGCTTGTTGTACCACGGAACCGCGCGGGGTAAGTGACTTCTATCACGTGTGGCGATCCGATTGATACCTGTTCAAGCGGGGAATAGTATACTTCGACAAGATCGCCGATTGGACGGAACGCTTCATCAGCGCAATAATTTTGAACGATTTCCAAAACCTGATCATCAATATCGGTTTGCGAATCTGTCAAAATATATATCTTCACCTTGCCTTTTTCGTATCCAGTATCATTCTGTTTTAATACATAAACATCCAAAACTCTTGAATCTGCCTGTTTTGCGCGCGCTTCGTATGCTGCATACGTTCCCGCACCAGCGAACGTCTGAATCTGTAGTTTCAACCATGATCTGAACGCATCGTCATCATCTAAAGATTCTGTTCCGCCTGCCGTCATTGTTGAATTTTTGCACCAAGATAAATATTGTCCACCTTCGACGATTTCATCGATGGATTGAGCCGGGATGCCGTTGTATTTTGTTCCTGGCTGCACGCTGTAGAGCACAACCGATCCTTGCGCGGCTGCAATTCTGAAGTTATATATATTTGTAAATTGATTACCGTTTGAATCCTGGACGACGACACCAAACGCCGGAACGTCGATAGGATATGCAAACGCGTTATAACTGAATTTTGCTGTTGCTCTATACCCATCCGGTCTTTTGTAAATGCCATAATTTGATGCAATCGCATCAAGATAAGCGCCGGTTGCGCTATCGATGAAACGGTTCAGCGTCGCATCGTTTATGCGTCCGATTAGAACCGACCAGACATAAGCAAATGCGGATGCAGCCGCATATTCATCACTTCCAATTTGTAGCGTTTCGCCTGTTTCGTCGTAATATGCTTTTTTGACAAGATCTATCAGTTGACGCGGATCCGTCTTTATCAGCTCAATATCAGCCATTTTGCGATCCCCTCAAATTGATACTATATTCAAACACGCCGTCACTGCCTGCACGATTTACCGTCACATTGTCCACAATAACGGACGGATACCAGCGGTTTACTTCAACTTGCAAAGCGCTCCGTGTCAATCGGTTTGGTGAATCGACTCCATCCAGCCCGAAAGATCTGAATAGTATGTGTTCACCCTTTACTGTTCTCACCATGTTTGCGATATTTTGGGCAATGTTTTGAGTCATTAAAAGCCTCTATAGTGTCTTTACGGCTGTGTAAAGCGTTTCGCGTCTCACAAATCCCTCGATTAGTGACAAAGAAATCGAAGCCGCCGGGATGATAGATTGTGCGTCAATACTTGCCGAAATCTGCGACGAAACAATGATAAAATTTGATATCAATTTGTTTTGCCAGTAAACGCCGACAAGCTCACCGACTGCGTTTTGTATAGTATCAATATAATCGAAAATGTGCAAGAACCCATTATCAATGCACATCGAATTAGTAAATGATTGCTGAATTGTCGCCGTTAATGCTGTGTTTCGCTTTCTGAACACTGTGCTTTGTGGTTTTTTGCTGTAGTCATAAGAAAATCGCTGCGATAGCTCCAGACCGTCGCCGGTTGACAGTGATACAGCTCCAATAATGGGGATCGCGCGTCCATCTAATACTATTCGATTCTGCATAATTCACCTACAGTGGAACGGTTGTGGCGAACGCTTCAAACATAGCCGGATTGCCACTTTCCGCGCTTGCAACGATTTGTTGTGCATCTGTGGATTGCATTGTCAAAATTGGGTGTTTGTGCGTCTTTAGCGATATCGTTGTTGCAACCACGTCGCCGAGCGTTGCCGTGATATCGCCGGTTGTGGATGTGATATCATCCGAAACTGTCAAACTCTTTTTGATAGCCACATCCGCGTCGAAGAAATACTTGAAATCAGCCGCATTTTCGCCAAAAAGCGCGCATCCGATACCGGTTATATCATCGACGATGCCGAATACTGTATCACCAATGGATATGTTGCATTGTGATTTGCGAAGATAAGGTGGTAAATAAAGGATATTCTTTATGTTCATGTCCATTTTGTTTGCGGCTTTGATCTGTGTATCATATCCGGCTGAATCTTTTTCGCCGGTAAAACCTTCAACGATATAATATCCTATCATGCTATCCCCCAATATAATGCAATTCAAGCGACATCTGATTGTTTAACCAGTCAAATTCAAACCATTCAACCATGCACGAAATGATCATGTCATTTGAACGCACAGACACAACGCTGTGCGTGTCGATATTTTTCATGATTTCAGACCTTATAACGATATTATTTTTCTGATATCGCGCAAAATTCAAGCATTTCTGTGAATAATCCGCATCGCTTCTAAATGAAGAATATATGCGAAGCGCTGTCTTGTCTAACGTCCCGGCTGTTTTCTGATTAATGCCGTCATACCAGTAACAACCATTTATCGGCTCGCTATCCGTGTCTGCCTGCATTTCAATAAATTCAATCTCATTTTCTGAAGATATCGAATCGGGCACGTCAACACATGTGAGCACGCCGCCGCGATGCGACATGATAAAGCCTGCGGATTGCTGCAATGACCGAATTGCATCCAGCGGCGCGCCGAATACTCTATAATAATCGACTTTGCCGTCTACAATGCATCGGCATTCAATGCCAGCAGACGCCGCTAAATCATCGACAATCGCCTTTATCGATGCGTCCTGATACGTTCGTGTGATTGATCGTTGCGATTGCGGTTTGTAGACGCTCCCAACGATTGATAGCTGTTCATCTGTCAAATCTGCCTGGATGACGTAGTATCTAGTGTTCCCCTGTGGCAAGGAAACATCGACAACACCACCGTTTAATAAATCTTGCCGAAATCCCTCACGATTTACTAAATCCATGTCTGAGCCAATAGACAATACAATCGATGCTGAATCAGGCGTTGTAACAAATTCATTGATTCCTGCGAAATCCTGTATTGATAACGACGCCGATCCAACGGTTAATACAATGTTTGGCAAACCGTTAAACGGTCTTGTTTCAAGCGCATTTTCACGCGCAACGTTCTTTACCGTTTTTACTCCAGACCAAACGCAATCACATTCGATTAATCCGGGATCCGGTGTGAATGTCTTGTTTATGTTCGTCAATGCAAACTCAAGCTCTGGATAGATAGCGAATCCGCCGAGACGGAACACGCCGCTTTGTGCGGTTCTGCTCGTTGTCGTTGCTTCTATCTTTGCAAAGACGGACTGTGGATCGATGCCAAATAGTTTACAAAGTGAGAAATCAATATTAATTCTCGCCGAAATTTCAGTGGTTTCGAACCCGCGCGCTGTGACATATCCGCCATAATGCTGTATTGTGCGTGCTCTTTTCTGCCACGATATGGATCCGACAAAGCAAAGCGGAATTTCAAAATCTGCACAAGATAGGCTCTGCATTGTCACCTCCAAGCCGGTGTTATAATGCGGATTGTTGCCCCTTCCTGCCATGGTGTGGCAATGATAGTATTTTCTGTGATTATTTCGTCCGGAATATAAACGGATTCACCGCCGCTAAATACAACAACGTCGCTGAAATTTCTGTTTGCCTCCATGATTTGAACAAACTGAAATTCGTCGTTGTATACCTTATAGGCTATCGAATCCCATGTATCACCATTTGCGGCTGAATAAATCATCGTCCAAGCCTCCCGCTTAACCAGGCGCTATTTATCATTGCTCTTGTGAAATCGCGTGATTTAACCGCCTGCGAAAGAGACAGTGCAGTCGTTTCGTTCCCAGACATGTTGAAATTTTGTACAAGATTTTGAGTAAGATTAGAACCGCGCGCGGCGCGTGAGTAGTCAAGCGGTATCACCATTTCTGGTCCACGCTCACCGCAGATAGACGGCATAGACGCAATCCCACCGTTTGCATGTGCGAAACCAGAAACGCCAACTTCAACGTCTTTTAATTTTCCGTTTGATTCCCCAAACAGAAATTCGTAAATCTTTTGAACAACATTTACGAGCTGTCCCATCGTCGTTGTGACAAACGACACAATCGCCGATATTGCGGGTGCAAGATCTTTCGCAAGTTTAAGCATTGCATCAAAAAATTGTGACAATTCATCAACATCGATAGAGTTTATCACCGGCTCCAGCGCCTTCAGCAACTTTATCAGTATATCATTTTTTGTCTCTTCAAGTTGCCGCATTTTTTGCGCTGTCGTTTCTGCCGCCGTCATCGGCATAAGCGGTGAATCTGTAGAAGCCGCATTTCGAAGGCCAGACCAATTCAATTGTGATAACGCCTGCATTGCCTGCTGTTTATTCGTTGCACCATAAACGCCGCGTGTCTGCGTCGATTTTTGAGTAAAATACTTTTCGGCAAAGTCGAATATATTCTGATTCTGGCCTCGTTGCGCTCTCAAAAACGAGTTGAAGGCGCGATCCAATTCTTCTTGCGTGTCATACGCGCCGGATCCCTGCAATGCTGAGTAGATGGACAATAGATCGGTTTCGGATGCATTCGAAAAGTTGGATTGCCGAAGATTTGCAATTCTGTTTGTAGATTCCTGTATCTGCGAAACGCTTGCGCCGGTCTGTCCCTGTATTGCCTTTATACGGTTTGCATATCGGTTGAAATCGTTTGCGCTCGACTTGCCCGCGTTTTGCTGCCTAAACATTGCAGCCGCGCCGGGAAATCTAATTTCTGCAACCGCCGCCTGTGCTATATCGTCGCGATTTGACACGCCAAGAACGGACGTGACGCGGTTTATGGCGTCAACAATCGTTGTATAGTCCGCACCGGTCTTAATATACAATTCACCAAGCATTGAATTCTTTTCGTCATTGGAAATAGTCGCCTTAATGCGGTTTGCTTCGCGCTCCCTGTCCACTTGGGTGTTTGCGCTCGCTATCGCCATGCCTCCGAGCGCCATTGCGCCGCCAACGATGCCAGCACCGGCAATACCAGCGCCTTTTACCGCGAGTGAAGCGGCCTTTTTTATAGCTTTGTATCGCCCTTCAGTTGTCTTTAGGGCTTGCACAAATTTCAACTGTTCTTTGATCTTCTCTCGAATAGATTTGATATCATCTTTCACAAGCGCCGAAAGTGTCTTGTTTTCCTTTTTCTGTGCCTGCAATATTTTCGATTCTTGCTGTGCAAGCCGCAACGATGCGCGGATCGCCTTGTTCTTTTCCAATGCCTTTTTCAAGTCATCGTCCGAACCTTCCACTATATCTTTTTGGATGCTATTTATCTCTTTGTCGATTTCTTTTGCGCGTTTCTTTTCGGCTGTGGTTTTTCCGAGTGATTCACGCTCTTTTTTGAGCGCTTCAAGCCTCGCTCGCTGCGCTTTTCCATCTTCGGTTAATGAATTTCTAATCAAAAGCGCCTGTTTTTCAAGCGTTGCAACGGTTTTGGCGCTCTCACGGTTGAACGCTTCTATCTCTTTTGTGGTGTCGCCTTCAGATTTCGCAATGTCATTAATCTTTGATACAAGTCTTTCGGCTTGCTTCGATGCATCCTCTAAGCCGTCTGATAAGCCATCACGCGCCGAATCACTAATATTTTTTAGTGATTTCTCGATATCACTTATCGCAGCGCGCGTATTGTCTGATTGCTCAATGTCAAGTTGTATAGTATATTTCGACACTTTACTTTGCGCCATTTGTAGACCTCAATAAATCCTGTCTGCCTTTAACAACAACCGGGAATATCTCGTATATCTGCGTGATAGGCATGTTTAGAAGCTCAATGATCGACGTGTGGAATACTTCGGATATATTGCCACACCATCCAAGTGTTTTGATATAGAACGATCTGCAGTCGTTTCTACTCACTCCACATGCATGATAAAAAAAAGACCGATCTTTTCAAGCTCCAACAAGTCTGAAAATGATATGTTGTCTATGTCATCCAGACAAATTTGGTTATCCTTGTGATTTACAGCCGCGATCCACGCTGTCGCCATACGAAATTCACTCGATGTGGATTTCGTTGAAACGGCTGCATCCATATCAAAATTGACACCTTTTAACCTCGCCTCAAGCCTAACGATGTTGCGATAATCCATAGGTTTCAAGCCATCGAAATCAAAAGATATTGATTGGACGGTTTCGCCGGATAAGGTTTTAAGCGGTTTGGATAGTTCTAATGTTTCCATGATATCACCAAAAAGAAAAGCCGGGATGATTCCCGGCTATCTTTATAACATAGATTCAAGCTCTGATCTATAGTCAACGCCATTTATCTTTAGCACGCCGTTCAGCTTGTCAATGTATCTGATTTCCTGTCCATCACAGAGCAATCTGTAGAACATTGTATTGATTGTAACAGTTCCCGTTGTGTTGCTGCCTGGATTAACAGAATTGCCGCTATCGTCCGAAATGACGCCCTTTATATAGGCGACAAACGGCACAAGATGAAATCCAGAACCGTCGGCGTTCTTTACTTCCTGCCCCCACTTGATCATGTAGTCTTTTACGCCATATCCATGGAGTTTCGATTGTATAATCGATGGTTCGCATGTGATAGTGGTTTGCATCGAATTGATTCTCGTTTGATCGACGCACTCAAGCGATCCCATCGATTGCGTTTCAATCGTAGGATGTGAAATCGCTGGCAAACCGACCTCCGCTGTATCTACAATGATGGGATATTGCTCAAATTTGCCATTTTCACCGACGTAAACGGTGCATCCCTTTACGACAATATATTGATCAACATGTCTAAACATGATTCACCCCCTATTCTTCGCTTGTGAGAACCGACAAACCGGCGGTTGTGTATGCGATTTCGGCTTTGAGATACTTTGCGGGCGGCGTTTCGGTGCATTCGAACGACCAAACAAATCTACCAAGCTGCAAATCGCTTGTTGAATTATTTTCTGGCCTAAACTCAACAACGGGATTGCCGATAAGAACACCGCGCGCTTTTAGCCTGTTCAGCTGATCCAGCTCATAATTCGTTATGTCGTTTCGCATCGATAGATCCATCGGATTATCGATTTCGAATCTGTGTGCAAGCTGGAAACGGTTCAATATCATCATTTGCATTCTGATATAATTATCAAATCGATACAGCTCATCTGATACTGTGCCGCCCGCGAATAACGACGTATGATCGCCCCAAGTGTGATAAACGCCGTTTCCGTAATAGATATAGCTGCAAACACCATCGGCGCTCAATTCCGTTGCCGCAGATTCTGGCAAAGTAACCGGCGTGATGGCTTTTACTGCTATTGATAGCTGTGTTACCTGCGTTCCCGTCAATGAATTTCGATCTGTTTCAAGCGCAAGAACACCGTTGTTGTTTACAAGTCTCGCTTTCGTTTTATCGATAAGTCCGCCGCCGATATTAAACGTATAAATAGTATAAATACAATTGCTGTCGTATATAATATCAGCATTATCTGATTTCAGATTTGTAACGGCGCGATCCGTTCCGGGTGAGATCTGGAACGTGTCGCACTCGATCTCATCTACATCGGGATCGGTGAGAATCACAACCCCCTGCATACCGGGAATAGAAAGGTTTCCGCCGGATCTGCCCGGCGCGTCATAGTCTGCATCGCTCTTTGCCTGAAGGCACGCGCGAACAGCTGCACCAGATACGACATAGCCGCCGGATGTCTTAACGCTTCCCCAAACAGCGAGCGCATGTCCATCGGCGAGCCTTTTCCACTGCACTATAACGCTTGGCTGCGCCACGCCAGCCGAGTTTATTTGCAGATTTCCCTGCGCCACGTCATACATCAAAAATGATTGCCAGTGTCCAGCGGCGAGCTTTGCGATCCCGTCAATCGCGGCGAGAACATCATCATCGGAAACGGACGGTGCGCAAATGATATTCACAGCCGTTGGTGTGTCCATTAATAGCTTTTCGATCGCATAAACGCCAGTATACAAAGCCGGTTCGCCAAGATAATCACTGGCGTTTGGTGTTTGTGCGTGCGAAACAGGGATCATGTATACTTTTCTTATCCCAGCGATCTGAAAGGCCGCGATCGCCGCTTCCGTCAAATTGTAGCCGTCGCCTGGCTCGCCGCCCAATTTCTGTGCATAATCACTCATTGATGTGATTAAATGCGCTTTGTTCAGCTCACCAGACGGTGATGCACCGATAAAAATAATATTCGTTTCTGTAGATACAGGCGTTGCACCGATACTCGATACAAGCTGCGCGTCCGCGCCATATAATTCAGTTGCCATTGTGCCTCCTATAACATCGATTCAAGATCGGTGTCCCGCAACGTTTCGACAAAATTCTTTGTGTCCGATTCAAAAGATACAGAGCATTCAGCATAAGGAAAATCCGCAAGATAGGGCGACGGCGTGTTTAAAACCACGTTCGATATGTCTTTGTTTGTATTTCCCATTTGCTTTAATGCGAGATACACCTGTTCCCCCAATAACAGACAATATTTATACAATTCAGATCGAACACGCGCTGAATCAATATTTTCGCCTGTGTTATAGTTGTATATATTCGGCTCGCCATCGATTGGCCTTGTGATCTCCTTATCCTGCAAAGCCGGATTGCAGACACAGCAATGCACAAGATACTGTGCGATTCCGCTATCATTGACGCTCACAAGCTGAACGCAAACAGACGGCGTGTTCATCGGTATGCCGTTTGATAAATCGTCATAAGTGAATGCATAAACCGTCGGTTTGCGCTCTACATATTCACTTGTATCATCGCTACCCTTCCACTTGAACGTTAATGTGTTCATGCGGCTTTGCAGCGATTCAACGATCTTTTCTGTTCGAATAATCAAAGACATGATTTAACGTCCCTGTTTGCGTTCTAATGATAGCACAACCAATCCTCGCACGGTTGCGCAATCGATGATTTTGTATGGCTTAGAATCGACATATATGATCGCATTCTTGACCAGACAAGCCGAAAAGTCTGCATCTTTTGGATTGATGAAATATAATGAAAAGCTGAATGCATTTAAAGGCGACACGTCCGAAGTAAAATCTATCTCTGCGGATTGCAAAGATGCATAGAGCGTCTTTTTGATGGTTCCGCATTGTATCGTTGTTTCTCGCGTGAAATCGCGAAATTCATTCACGATAAAAGATAGATCCTGCTCTACGATATCGCCTAAACGCTGCATGTCTCACCTCTAAGCCGCCGATCCAAGCGTGATCCAACGCCATGCCGAGAGCGGGGATGGTAACGGATTTGATGCACATCGAACCGCCACAGCTTCGTTGTTGAAATCATAGTACTTGTAAACTAAGTATTTACCAACGACTTGTTTAATGTCGGCTGCGCCGCCCTGAAACATAGCCGCAGGATTTGGCAAGCTGCAAGCGCCGCAAAGCGTTCTACCGCAACCCGGCGCAAGGATACAAACAAAGTTATCTGGTAGATAGTTCGTCCACGTGCCGTTTGATGCCTTGTATCCACCGTTGTATACAATCAGATTTAGGACGTGCCCATTAAACTGCGCCTGTCCTACGCATTTTGCACCGTCGATCTCTGCACTGAACAGATCACGAACATTGCCGTTTGCGATATTTGTATAATGGATTTGTGAGTTCAGCAAACCTTTTGTGTTCATGTCGGCATACAGCAAGCCCCAAGCCGCTTCGCTCATCAAAAGATCTTCGGCGCGTCCACCGTGCTGCACGAGCGTTCTAACCATTGCACACACATCATCGTGAGGCGTTGCGCCGGATTGTCCCCAATTTGCAGCCGGGACATAAACCTGTGGGTTTGTCTGCGAATTTGAACTATCAAAATATTCTATATCTACAGTCACCTGTGTAGAATCGGTTGGGCTTGTATCCATCGTGAACTGGATTGCGTTATTCTGCAACGCCATCACGCACAGCCGCTCAATTGCACGGCTTGCGCGATTAATACAACGCGCCGCCTTGATTCTCAAAAGTGCGTCTAATGCGTCCGCGTGAGACGGTGAAAGATCGTTTCTACAAAGCGATTCAAAAAGCACGCGGTCTTTGTTGCAAGTATCAATCGTATCGCTGATACCTATACGAGGCGGGACAACGGCGTTTGCAAAGTAAGTCGTTGTATTGCCGTCAACATATCCACACTTTACAAATGCGCCGCTCGCAAAATCGCCATCGTCGAAATCCAGAAAAACAGACTTCGAATCAAAAAGATCTACCGGCTCATTTGTAGGGAAATAGCGTTCCTGCAAGAGTTTCGGCATTTTGTCTTCAACGAGCAGCATGCGCGGCTGTGAAGTCTGATCATAAACTGAAATGGTTACTGCCATTTTTTTAGCCCTCCATTAATAGTATTAATCCAACCCGACGAATTTATCTAAATTCGGGTAGAGTTCTTTGCATTTGTCGAGCGCGGCCTTTGGGTCTTCGGTCTTTTCCAAATGAATCACAGATTCGACCGGCTGGCAAGGTTTGCAGATTCGATCATAAGCCGCTTTAAGCCTTGCGTTATCGCGTCGATCTCCACATTCTGCGTTCATTTCCTCAATCTTGCGCAAACGCTCTTCGATAGATTCGAAGCGTTCCGCGATTCGCTCCATGATCTCATCAAGATCCGGCTTGCGCTCTTCCTTGACTTCTTCCTTGATCTCATCTTCCACCACCTCTTCAGCTTTGGATTCTTCGATCACTTCGTCTTTTTTGATTTCATCCGCCATCTTTGCCCCTCCTTTTGGGTGAGTTGAAATATATTTAGCGCATAATCGCGCCTGAACACTATCATTATCCACGTCAAAGATACCATCGATAAGCCCTATCGATAGAGCCTCGTTTGCGGTAAACCACCGATCCTCTTTGAGATTTTCGGCTGTATATTCAGGCAAGCGCCGTTTGATAACGGCGAGCTGTGCCGCGTTTGCAATGTCAATTCCTGCGTCGTGTTTTCCATCGGCATTCCATGCAGAATGAATCATTATCGCCGCTGTCGATGCCATTTCTACGCGATTGCAAGATAGCACTATATCTGCTGCACTCGATGCCGCAACGCCGTAGACTTTCGCTGTAAACGTGATTCCATCCCGCTGCGCCTCTTGTATCTTTTGATATACGGCATTTCCGTAAAAAACAAGCCCGCCGTGTGATGTGATTTCGATGACCACGCCAGAATCTTTAGGCACGGTGTCAATGAACGAGCTGAAACCATACATGGTGCGTTCGTCGATATCATCAAATATTTGATATCTATAAACATCCATCGCTATACCTCCGATCCTTCCACCGTTTTATCCGGCGTTTCCGGCGTTCCTGTTGCCTTGTGTCCGTACAAAGCCATTGCAGCTTCATCACGATCCACTAATCCAAGCTGAATCGCCTTCGTCCATGCGTCGATCTCTTTTGTCGGATCCAAACAAAGCGCCGTTGGTGCCTGCCACTGGGAAATAACGCTGATATCCAATGCGGCGTTTATGTCTTTTGTGAGATCATAAACGAATTGTTCAAATATCGGTTTGACGAATTGTTCTATAAAGAACCCGCGATATCGCTTAAACTGTCTGTTTGCTTCAAGGACAGAACCACGCGCGCTTGCATATGTTCCATCGTAGTTACATGACAGCACCTGCAACGGAACGCCGATCGCACTAGCAAGCATGCCGCTTTGTGCTTTGATATATTCTCCAAATTGTGAGTTTGGGTTTGTTGGCTGCAAAAACTTCACATCCTCACCCGGCTTCAAATTCCAAAGCTCGCCCGCCGATACTGTCTTTGGACGTGGGTATAATTTATCGAACCACGCTCTTTGATCTATCTCCTTTTCATATCCGGACGATAAAGTCATCGTTGGCCCGGTTGCGCCATCCTCTGCTTTTTCTATAGGTATCGGCGTGTCAAGATCGCGTGACAAGAGCGGTTCCGTTTCGTCCATCGTTGGATTCTCACTTGTGACAAAGCCCCAAACGGATGATTGAAATTGCGCTGCCTGTTCTACCGATCGGATATATCCAGTAGTTGCGTGCAAAGATTCTATCGTTTCGGAAAGCATTGGGACGCCGCGATATTGATCCGGGCGCTTCGGCGAGAAAAGATGGATCACCTGTGGCAATCCATCCGGATCATTCGCCGGGATGCGCTCAATCTGAGATTCTGTTACTATTAGCGGCTGTGATATATAATCCTTTAGAATCCAATATGCGCAAGGGATAGAATCTTCATCAAGTTCCACGCCATCAATGATTCTGTTTTTATTGTCCGGATTGATACAAACCGGCAATTGATACCCATCCGCGCGGTTTGCGTAGTAATATGGAGATTGAACGCGATCCGCTTCTATCGATCGCCATGATGATATCTCACCAGGCTTTTTCACAAAAAAGATATCGCCGGACAAAAGCCAATTTCTGCAAGCTAATTCCTGCATCTGTAAGAAATTTAAGCGACGCTGCGCATCTAATAACTTAAGGTGTGATGCCACTTTCCACCGTTTTGCAAGCCGTCTATATCCGGATCCTTCGACAACATACGTCAAGCCGTCGCCGATAATGCCGCCCGTCATTCTATCGATTGCAGCCGCCGCCATCGGATTTGATATCGCGAGTTGCCTTGATCTGGAAACAAGCCACATCCGAACCGGCAAAATATCGTTTGTTGCCGTCGAACTGTAACTATTGAATCCAGACAACGTTTGGGAATTGACGGCACCCCCTGCGCCTGCATATCCAATGTTAAAAGGATTATATGATATCATCAGATCCCCCAACGCATATTCTGCGGATTCATGTAGACGCAGTGAGAAACCTTGCGCGGACTTCGTCCCGTCAATATACAATCGATCTCATCAATTCGGATTCGCGTCGAATCGATCCATGATTGCAGCTTGTCAAGATCCAGTTTCGTGCGTGAAATGCTGTAATGTCCGAGATTGTATGACTGAATCTCGCCGCTCAAAAGCCCTTGCATTGCGGATATTGCATCCGCAAGTGCCGTTGCAAGCGCTTTGCGTTCCGCCATAAGCATTTCGCGTTTTGTTGTGTATATATATTCAGTCATGCACAAGCCCTATAAATGCGGGAATTTCGGTTTATCTGACTTCGGTTTATCATCCTTGACAACTTCGACTTTTTTGGAATCGTTATCCTTTTCGGATTTGACGCCATCCGCTTTATCAGTAGCATTATCTCGCTGTTTCTTTTTAGACATATCAACATAGCTCTCTTTATCTAGTCCGGTTGAATAGTATTTGTCGAAATAGTATCGCGCACAGGCGAGCGCATAAACCCTACAGTCTAACGGCTCGTTGTTTGTGTGTCCCTTTTGAGGCGCGATCCATTTTCCGTTAATTTTCTTTTCACTGAGTAAACCACTAAAATACTCTGTGTCGTAACCGCACCCCTTTATATACAATAATCTTTTGTCGCCTGCAATAGTTAATAATGCAGAATTTGCAATTTCATCTTTCCCAGCATTAACTCCAATCATCTGAACCGTGCAACGGCCTTTAATTCCGCCATTTAACTTGAATTTCTGCTGTTTCCCTATAAGCGGATCTACTGAATTTTTACCGCTCGAAACATAGCCCTTTATCGGCATGAACCGGCGGTTCCGATATGAATGCATGTATACAGCGTTCGTCCTGTGCCCACCAGAATCACAGAACGCAAACACTGGACGCATTATCACGCCGTCGCATCTTGTATATGTGCGATTAAATAGATCTTCGAACGCTGCCCACACTTCCTTTTCGTTTGGATCACCAACCAAAACACTATAATCCAGACCGAACATGTATTTACAATCGGCGCTAAATCCGCACGTTTCGCAGTATAAGCAAGAATCGTGAGTGTCAACGCCCATAACAAGAAATGCAACTTCACCAGGCAAACAATCCACTGTATATCCTGCCATAGATAAGCGCATCAGCTCCGGCGGCTGGATCGTGATCTCGTCCTTTGGTTTATATACCTCTGCAAGCCGTGTGTTTCTAAAACTCTGATAGGATGCCTCGCCGAGCGACAATGCAGCGATTTCCATCTTTTTAAGATAATCCCAAGGGTAGAAATGATGGCACAGTGTTCCGAAGACTTCAAACGACCGCAAAATCCTTCCATACTGATCATCCAGCGGCGTGCTGTTTTTCGGATCTGAGAATCGATGTTGCAACGATTTTATGTCTGTCTCACTGTAGACGCAGCCGCATTTTTTGCACGCATAGAACGGCTCTGAGCCGCTGAAATCGATATCATCAAAACGCACATCCATGAACGCGCCGCACTCGCAAATGCATCCCCACGTTTCTTGTGTGCCCAACAAAAAATTTTGATTGATTCTGCCATCGTATAGCGTCGGTGTGGATGTCATTAGATACATCCCTCTGAAACGCATCATGCGTTGTATTGCGTTTTGCAGCGGATCGCCCTCGCCTTTGAGTTCATACGGCCACGCATCTACCTCGTCAAATGCACAATACTTTGAAGGCGTGGAACGCAAATCAGACGGACTTTTTGCGCTGCACAATAGCAAATTTGCACCACTTCCAAGTCCAATGTTTACAACGGAATTAGAGCGGTCCGGATCCTTCAGTTTGCTGCTTCCGGGGTTGTTTATACCGCGCGTTCGTAGAAATGGACGTATGCGTCCACGGCTCATCTTTTCGGCGCTTTTCTGTGTGTCCAAAATAATCATTGTATTCGCGCGATCGTATTCTACAATCCAGGATAAGAAATTCTCGATCATCGTGGATTTGCCGACCTGCGCGGGCGATTTGACAACAACCCCCATCGTCCCCGCAATGTCTGACAATGCTGCCGTCGGTTCATATAGATAAGGCGTTTGATCATAAGAAAACATCGCAGATGTAGACGGCATATAGCGAGACGAAACGGCAAGATCTGCCGCATTCATCATTGGTCTGGTTTGCAGACATCGCAGGCTATACAACCGTTCGCCATCATCAAACATCATTTCGCCTTTTTGGCTTTCGCGCTTCGCTTGCGTGATTCCTCGACTTCCGCAGAATTATCTGCTTTTTCGGTCTTTGTAGATTCAATCGTTAGGTGCAGTCTTTTCTGTGCAAGCCGTTGCAGCGAATCATCAATGTATTCTTGCAATTCTTTGTATTGATGCGGATTTGTAGACGGTACAACGCTTTGCACCTTGTCAGGTATCTGTTTTAATAACCTGATAAAGTCTACAAGAAAGGCGTCAAATTCAGACAAGGCAACGTCGATCCTGCACAACTCACCGGCTTTATCTGCAAGCGATAATTCATCTTTAATCACGGACAATTCGGTTGAGCGCATTTTCGCATAATTCATGCGGCGCTCGACTTCATCGATTGATATATCGGCGTATCCTTGTAACGTATACTTTTCTTTGTATTCGTCCGACATCACGCGCCACCAAGATATGATTCAATGCTGTTTTTTGCCTCAATCCATCCGTGACAAACGATCGCCTGGTATCCCAGATCGTTTAATCGTGCGATATACTCTTTTTGGAAATCAGAAACGACGCCGCCTTTTTCGCGCTTCAGCTCTACGAAAAGTCCATGATATCCAAACGCAGGCACGGCGAGAAATAGATCAGGCACGCCGGCGCGCACGCCTTCGGCTTTCAGATTGGACGCGGTTGCAACGTCACGTCGCCCGCCGTTTGGGATTGCAAACAGTAACTTTTCATCAATCCCAAAGTGGTTGCATGACAGACGCCACCACTTCATTAAAGCGCATTGTTCTTTGTGTTCAATTTGATTCATTTCTGCTCAAATTTTGTTGGCATTTGCTCAAATTCTGACAATCCGATCCAAAAAATTAACTATATTTTTTTTGGATCGGGCTCCCCCCTGCAGTGCTATGGCTGTGGGGATCGCCTGTAGTACCTTTATTAAAATGCGGCCTATACCGATACAGATTCAGTATTTTGTCGTTCACATGAATATGATGCAAAGCAATATATATCCTTTTCTCATCAATTATTTAGGTCAACTTTTGGGCACTGTGTTTTCTGTATAATCGCACAATTACTCGCTCCACGTCATTTATCAGAATTCCACCAATCAATAAACCCACGTCGCAATAGTTCGCCAATTGCCCATCCGATACAAGTCCCAACTATTATCTTTATCATTTGTACACCTCGAATATTTTTGCTTTGCAAAGCACGGTATCGTCTTCATCGCCAGTAAACACAGGAATGATCGACTGTGGACCAACGATTACAGCTTCTACTCTGACGAATCCTTAATGGATGTTTGTGTTTATATGCTCATAAATATCTTCGTAATTGTCAAAAAAAGTCTCTGTTTCGCTTCCGCCATTCGGAATGGCAAAAAGCAGTTGTTCTGGAATACCGAACTGTTGGTGTGCAAGTGCCCACCATTGCATGAGAAGCACTTGCTCTGTGTGTTCAATCGATTTCATTTCACACCATACCGCCTTTCGTGGCCGAGAATATCGATTGTTTATACAGAACAACATCGCTGCCGTCTGAAACGCTACGTGGACCGACAAGTAGTAAATCCATAGCCACGCAACCTCGTTCTGACAGGTATTTCCCTGCCAGTTCCAACGCCTGATCATAGTCGTCAAACAAATTATCGGTTGCAGCATCTTCAATATTGTTTGCGGTTATTACTCTGTATTTAATCTTGTATGGACTCATTATCTTTCTCCCGTAGATCCGAAACCGCCATCGCCCCTATCAGTCTCTTCGAGGCTGTCTCTTTTTTCAAATTCGGCCCCATGGCATTTAATCAGCATGCCTTGTGCAATCCTTTGCCCGGCTTGTATCGAAACCGGTTCATCGCCTAAATAAAGCAATGGAACCTTGATTTCCCCACGATAATCAGAATCAATTACGCCAACGGAGTTAGGGATTATAAGACGTTTCAAGCCAAGAGATGAACGGGCGAAAATAAGCATCGCCCATCCTTCCGGAATTTCACATCTCAGACCAGAACCAACAACATGCAGCTCGTTCGGTCGAAATGTGTAATTCTCAGCCGATTGAATGTCGAAACAGGCTGCGCCGTCTGTCATGTATTCTGGGGTATATTCAGCAATGAATCCAACAACAGGACTGTTCATTTATTTTGCTCCTCTTGGCTTTGCAAGGCCATCTGAATGGAAAAATCAAAATCTGATTCGTCTTGCCTTGAACGTTACTTTACATTCTGTCTTAATTCTTCAAGGTAATACGCGAATTTGGTTGCCATTACCATTGCGTGTTCTCTAAAATCTCGCACTTGTTCGTATTGTGATTTTGGCAAGTCATCAACGCAGATATCATCCAGAAATTCCTTCACGTTGCGTGCGACCGTCATGACGCTTGCCGCATAAATCGCACGGTTAAACAATTCTTCGGTCATTTCACATTCTCCCTATACTCAGCATCCCATTCGTGCGTTTTACTCACGATTTCTGAGATGCGCTGTTTAAATTCCTGCCATTTCTGATTGCCAGAAATCTTGTAATACTCGTTAATATCGTCACCAACTAACGGTCTAGGACATTGTTTCTTTGTTACGGAGTAGTGTCTCACCACATGATTGATATCAATGTTATATCTTCGCATTAGATATGCGATCAGCCATGCAGCTCTATCTAATGTGCGTTCATCGATATACCAGTCACGGTCTTTGACCGACATCGACCTCTTGTTGATCTTGTTATCCATCAAATCGATGCCGATTGAATTGCAGTTACGCGCTCCGCAATAAGTCTGAATGCCTGCCGTTGCCACGTGATGTGCAGCGAGCGAGCAAGGAATAATGCTAACCGTTTCGGTCGTACTCACGGCATAGTGTGCAGATTTGGCTTCATTTGTACGATTGTAATAATCGTAACACCACCACGCGTTGCATCCAGGCGCAACGGGATAGTGACAAACGATCCATTCTATTTTGTGCCCTTTTCGGCTGCCATAATGAAATGACATGATTTAATCCCTACATATCTATTATATAATCCAACCGCTTCAGACGTTGGTTTCTTGCGTCTATTATAGTTGTGTCCACCAAGATTCCAAGCAAAAATCACATCTTTTCTCGTTTTAAATTCTCGTTCAAGTCTCAAAATATAGCTTGCGGCTGCCCTCGTTGCGCAATCGATATCATCCAGATTTGCACATCCGTGGTGCTTGCCTGTGCTCTTTGTCATCTGCCAAAATCCTTGTGCACCAGCGCTCGATCTTGCTTTCTGCGTGCATCGCGATTCTGCAACCATCAAATAGTAATAATCTGGATCCACGCCATTGTCGATTAGTATCAATTGAACCCGCTCTCTGTATGGTTCGCATCTTTCGATCCATTTTGTATAGTCTTGTGCATAGCAAATGCAGCAAACAAGCCACATTGCAAGCGTTATCAGATATTTCATATTTCACTCAAAAAAAAGAAAGGCTCGCAAACAGTGGGTTACGACCAAAGTTTTTTGCAATAAAAAGCGAGCCTGTTCATTGTATATCACAAAAAATATCCGCGTTCAAGCGCTTTTGTCAGGCTTTCGCGCGTCATTCCAGACACAATATCAGCTGTTCTAAAGTACAAAGCAACCACATCGTTGCAAGCGTTTCTTCGCTTATAATCACATCCTTTAAAAAATAGATGTGTGGATATCTCGTAGATCGATCTATCTTGCGATATCATCTTTTTCATATCGTCGATCATGATTCGCTTGTGGCTTTTAACGGCATAACTATTCATTTCATGCGCTCAATCAGTAGTGACATCTTGTTTATAGCGTCTGTTGAATCTTTCAACGCCGCAGTCGATGCCTGCAATGCAGCCGTGGAATCGCCAAGTAGCTTTTCATGCGCCGCTTTTGCTTCGGCTGTTTCGCGCTGCATATAAGAACGAAACTCCTTTTCAAGCACAGACATTCTCGAAAATAGCTTAAACGACACAAAACCCAATACTGCAACAATGAAGTACAAACCGTATGTCGATAATGCAGCCGCGCCAGCCGTTACACCTTCCATCATTCCCCCTTCAATCCATAGAACGCGCGTAAAGCCTCGATTTGAGACGCGCAAACACCGAATCTGTACTCAAGCGAGTAAAGATAGTATAGCAGATCCCGGTTTGTTTCCATATTAAATCCCATTGGTTTCTCGCACTGCCTCAATAGTATCACCGGCGGCTTCGTCACGTCCGGAATTGATACTATTTCTGCATTTGAACTGCTCTTGCACGCATAGAGGCAATGGTTCATCAAGCCAATCACAAGCACTATCATCAGTTTCGATTTTGTATACCTTTTCAACAATCTGATCCCCGCTTTCCGTAATGCTTGCAACGTGAATATTCAGCGCTTCATCTTGCCTTTTTTTGTGCTCTGAATACTCTTTTATGACGCCGCTTAACCTCTCTATTTCTTCGTTTGCTGCTGATATCTTTTCATTTGCATCGTCAAGCCGCCCGGACATGATTTTGATCGCAAGACTGCATGAAATGATTATTGCAGTCGAAATAAGTATTGATATGACGCCGATCTTTGTCATCCGTCGATACCTCCCAATCGATATAATATCAAATTTTGATTATTCATCAATACAAAAAAGCCGCCCAAATTGAGCGGCTTTATGTGGGAGTAAGGAAACGAGCGATATCATGCGCGCCTCGTTATTTGTATATATATTCTGCGCTTTCGTGTCAATATTTAATCTTTCTCATAGCGTCATCAATCTGCGTTTGTGAAAATCGCGCATAAACATTGAGCGTTATCGAAACGGATGCATGATCCAGTAGCTTTGATACTATTTCGGCTGGAACTCCTGCCTGTAATGCGCGCGTTGCAAAGGTGTGTCTCAAACTGTGCGGGGATAAATACTCGCCGAACTGATCCGGCCCAAGATCATGCATGATCTTGTATAATTTTTTGTGCAAATTTGACGCTTCATGCTCGCTCCACAGTCTTCCGCTTGCCGTTACTTCGTGCCACAACGTGCGTAAATCGGCGTCAATCATGGGCATCGTGTAGCTATATATCTTTTTTGCTTTGACGTTGTATAAATGCAGCCGCCCAGACCGGTCCAGGCTATCCGGCGTTATCATGGCGATCGTCGATACACGAGCGCCAGTGTGGATGATTAGCAAGCAATACAGCTTTAAAATTTTGTCTTTTCTTGCGTCTATTTTATCAAGAATCGCCTTGATCTCACCGTCCGTTGCAAACCTTTGTCTACACCCACGGCGCCCCCGAAAATCGCACCCATGCGCCGGATTCTCGATGCCTGGCATCCTATCAGATATCCACGCGTAGAACGCTCGCACACGCGAAATTTTGGCCAATTTGGTTGACGTTTTTTGGCTGCTCGCAACGATTCGATCCATAAGCTCGCGATTTTTTGCAGTATCAAAGCCGAACCCCCGAAGTGAAGATCGTATCGCCGTCGCCGTGGACGCCGTCAGGCGACGTTCGCGCGCGTACATGTCGATATAGTCGCATAGGCTTCTTCCGCGATTTTGAATTTTTTTGCGCGCCGCTTCGACTTTTTCAAAGAAAATTTTGTCCGTGTCGGTGTCCAAAATTTGAACAGTCACATTTTGGACTTTCCCCGTAAAATCTGGCTCTGACAGGATCCAGCGGTGTCCGAATTTTGTCCGTTTTTTATGCAATCCCTTCACGGCGGGGAACCCATGCCTTCTTTTTGTCATACGTCGTAACCTCCAGTGTTTGTGCGGATTTGCCGCATTCGCCGACTTAATACGACACTGTGAAAAAATGGCAAAAATTCGATTTACATGCGCCGTGGATATCTACTAATATAATCCTACGCTCTTAAAACCGCACCATTGCTCGCTTTAAAATGCGTTGTCCCTGGACGTGTCCAAATTTTTCACGGACAAACCCAAAAGAAAAGGCGGGATTTTGCGTCCCGCCTCGAATTTCCCACACAATCAAAGGTGAGGAAACGTGAATGATTTTTTTTCATCCGGCGCCGCCTGCACTGAAGACGAATCCGCATCGCCCGCCGATCTCGATGACAGGAAATCCACGGCGAGCACACGCAAGATCTCATTGACGCTTGTTCCCTCTTCGGCTGCAACGCGCTTCAAATCGCTCAAAATATCGCGCTCTATGACAAGCGCATATTTAACCGTATCTTTTAGCGGCGTCGTTCGGATTTCTCTCATGTCGCGAAATTTCATTTCGTCATAACTCCATCGAATGCCGCGCTTTCGCGCGGCTGGTTGCCTCACATAAAAGACGAAAACAGGTTTAGTCTGCGTTTTAGCGCGAACATCTGTGTGCCGCTCAATGGTGCGGCATACCATTCAACCTTTCGCTCCCTAATGAATGCGTATGGAACAAATTGGCAATTAGAATCATACCCGCCATACCAGAACTCGCCTTCTCCTACATCAAAAAGCACTTCACTTGTCGCTTTACGCGCGATCGTTTCGCGTTTTCCAAAGCTCGCAACGAGTTTCCCGGCTTGCGCGTATTGTCTTATAATTTCGATGTCACAAGGTGTTTCCATCCAGCGTTTCTGTGCGTTCATTTCCTTTCCCTCCATCAATCCGGCGGGGAACCGTTCCCCGCCGTTTATGTCCCCCTTATACCGATATCCCGATAAGGTGCCAAACAAAAAAAATCAAAAAAAGTGCGATTTTTTGCAAAACCGCACCATTGCTTGCTTTTAGAGCGTTATTTTTTTTCGAAAATCAAAAATTTTCCTCTTGCGCCGACAAAAATTCCTGCGCCTGTCGCCTCCAGATCGTCGATTATCGATTGCACGTCAAACCCGCATGAATCCTGGACTTTGACGCGAATCAGATCCGAGGCGCCAGGACGCGTTGGTGTGCCGTCGAACGCAATCGAAAATTGCTTTCGAACACGCGCCGTTACGCCATCGCGCCCAACAAACACGCGGGTTTGCTGCATCATGCCAGCGTGGATTTTTTGCTTTTTTGTTGCCATAGTCACTCCAGGAAAAATTCAAGCTGTGCGTTAATCTTGGATGGCGGCTCGTGTGTCCGGTAAAATTCCTTGACCAAAGCTCGCTGCTCTCTCTTATACCGTCTCCGGATTTTCGCCAAATTTTCAACGCCGCACCCATAGAGCTCGATTGCTGCCGCTCTGCCAATTCTGCCTTGATCCATCAGTCCGACGATAAGCGCCGTTGTCCAGACCTTGCGAGCGATATCTTTTGTAATCGCAAGCACTTCATCATCCGAAAACATTCCGAAATCGTTCATTTTTCATCTCCAAAAAGGCTTTTTTGTGTGTCAAGAACTGGTATTTGCTCAAGAATTTTGTTTTTCATTTTAGCATAACTAAATTTTTCCGCAATCTGGATCGATGCAAGCGCGTCTTTTGCGGTATCGGATGCACACAGGATATCGATCACATCGGCGTCATCGTCGAAGCCATGCTTTGCTCTAATCCCCTTGATCCTCTTGTCTGTCACTTCGTCGATCAAAGAATTGATCAAGCCGTCAAAGGATAGTTTTTCCTCACCTCCGACGATAAGATCAAGAACCTGCGAATACATCGCAAGCGCTTTCAGCTTTTTCTCGTTGGATTCCGTGACTTCAAACGTAATATCGCCCTTGCTTTTTGTCGATTTCTCTATCATTTTCGCACCTCTCTTTGTGTTTTGATTTTGCGAGCTCAATATCTTTTTTGAGCTCACCAATTATATCGATCATGCGGATTGCAGCGCTTGCCACATCATCCATCGCATGATCCACTTGCATTCTGTGCTCTCTTTTCAGCATGCACCCGCGATATAGACTAAGTGCTTTGAACGTATCCCACAGCGTCTGGATGATGTGTTCTGCAGGATACTCAAGATGTGTTTGGCGTTTCATGTAGCTGTCAAATCTTGACATCTCACCCCATTCTGCTTTTTGCGATCATCCATGATGGATAGCTTTTTTCTGTGGTTTCCGATTGATCATTTTCTTTCCCATATTTCCCTATAAATCCGTTGTCCACAAGCCATTTCCTGGCATTGTATCCGTATCCGGCCCACGACAAGACATTGTGTTGTATGCATGTGTCAAAAATGCGCTGTGCCTGTTTTATCGGCGCGCCGAAATAGTCCGATATGCTTTGCGCGTCTACAAAGCACTTTGACGGATTCAGCGCCGCGTTTAATATTTTGATGAAAATCAGCAATCTGGTTGCACCCGCGCAATCCCCCTTGCCGCATTCGGCGAGGGATCGTGCACAGTCACAATCCAGAATTGCATCAGACATGCGGAAATATGCAGACATCAGAATCTATATTTTTTCATAAATGATATGTCGGTGTCAAGGCGATCGCGCAAGATATCGATAGCTCTTGTATCAAACGCTTTGACGCGTCCAAACAATGGATCGGGTATATAGTGAGGCGGGTTAAGATCATAATAATTCGATATACTTTGAAGTTGGTTAGATACAGCGACCAAAACGCCATTCCATGCGGCTTTTCCGCGATATACAAAATAATCCTTGATCCACTTCAGCGCTCGAACCGCCTTGAAATTCTTTGCATCACCAAGCTGTTCACGCAATCGCTCGCACTCTTTTGACTTTTGCGATGCTGTGTTCATTGCCGTTGCTTCTCGCCGCGCGCCTATCTGTGCTTTCGTCCGGATCGCTTCATCCCTTTGCTGCAACGCAAGCTGCTTTTGCTCACGCTCAAATTTAAGTTGCTGAAGCATAGAAATTGCCCAATCCGGATCTTCTATAGATTTCTGGATAAAATTATCTGTCGCATACACGCCATTTTTTCGGATTGATGGGATTATTTCATCAGCAACTTTCGCCTGGAATGCTTCAGCAACTTCGTTGCGGGCTTTCATGCACAGGCGATAAAAGATATTCTCCGGGATATAGTAATCATGCGGGTTTCCGTTTTCTGCAACTTGTGGCAGAAAATTTAATCCGCCCAACAACTCATCAACTCGCGACCATCTTATGTTTGTGTAGATTGTACCATCCTTCGATGTAGTCGATGTAATGCCAAGACCGCGCGCCACATCTTCGATGTGAAGATACACAACCTCGTTTTTCTCATATCCTCGAACACCGCCAAACGTTTTGATTATATCGTTCATTTTCCTTTGTCTCCATGGTTAAAATGGAATTGTGTCATCAATAGGAATATCATCAAAGTATTCATATTCCTGTTGCTTTGCGCTGTTTGCTTGCGCTTCCTGCGCGCCGCTCTTGTCCGGATAAGTGATAAAAGTAACCGCATTTGCATTGATTCCGCATGATCTGTGCTTTACGCCATCTTTTTCGTACTCGCCATACTGTATAGATCCTTCAACTGATACCACAGAACCCTTGTCCACAAATTTGCATACGTTTTCTGCCGTTTTGCCAAAACACGTGACATCATGCCAGTTTGTCGGTCTGTCGCCGATACCATCTGTCGCAAGCGAGAATCTACAATACAATTTTCCGCTCTTGCCTTCCTGCAATTCTGGTTTTTTGCCAACCCTGCCAACCAAAAACACTCTATTTACCATTGCCGTTCCCCTTCTTGTATTTATAGATTGCGTTTGCCAAGTTCCGTTGTTCATCAGCGCTCATCGATGCGATGTCTTTTACTGCATCCGTTTTAAGTAGCTCCGCATACCATTTAATGATTGAGTCATACGTTTCGCCGGATTGAAGACGCTCGTTTGTATCTGTCTGGATATAGTCCAATGCAGATTTATTTTTTGCGGTCTGTTTTTGCGCTGGTTGCGGCTGTGGTTTCGATGATTCTATATTGCCATCTACATCTTCATCGGATGCAATGGCAAAGATTGCGGCTAGTGAATATCGTCTGAAATAGGTGATTGCAGCGCCGATCTTTTGCGTATCGTTTGGTTTGCCTTTCGTGAGATCCGTTTTGTCAAAACAGATTGATTCCTCGATGTACTCACCGCTTGTGTGAATTACTCTTGTTGATAGCAAAAGCGCGTCATTGTTTGCGTTTGTTGCTGTTTGGATAAACCATAGTCCATGTTTTGGTAAAACCATTCGAAGCATATCAATTAAACTGTCAAGCGTCGCGTACTTGTATTCATACGCCTGCTTTGATTTCGATATAGCTTTGATTTCTGGCGCAGCCTCAATCATAGCTTTGAAAAGATTCGTTGTCGTTTCGGATGTATTCATTTTCTGTCCCTCGCTTTGTCCGATTTCCATACGCTGCCAGACATTAGATTGCGTTCAAACTCTGCGCGCCCAATGCTGTAAAATCGTCTTGCGTATTTCCACACGATATCGCATTCATCGATTTGACCACGCTTTGCAAATTCTATTGCGCTGCGCGCCAAACGATACATAAGCTCTAATCCAGTGATCTTCTCACGAAATAGCTGCCGAAGTATATCCTCAAGCTCTATCACAAATTCCTTTTCATTCATGTCCTTCAAGCTCCGTGATACATTGTTCTTTGATTGCTTCTATCGCGTCGCATGCCGAAAAGATATCGGCTGCTGCATTGCAAAAATCGTTAAAATCTTCACGATTTGAGCGTATTTTGTACGCTTTGCAGCATTTGAGCTTTGATGCTCCAGCCGTCAATCGTGATATCGCAAAAAGCAATTGTTCTTTCAGCGTCTCTACCATATCAACGTTTTACCTCCATTGCAATTGCAAGCGCCGCAACTGCGTCAATCCATGCATACAGATCAACGCATTCACCTTTGAGTGATTTGATCTGTCTGATTGTCATGTGTGACATGATAGTCTTTTTCATCGTTTCTTTGTTCATTGTGTGCCTCCAAACGCTTTGATATAAGTGTGTCAACGTCTTTATACATGCATTCAAGCGCGCCATCATCGATGATGATAGAGCTATATCGATGCATGATGTCCATGATGTCGATTAAGATTTGTTTTCCTGCGTTCAAAATAAGCCTCTATCCATGCGTGTTACATGGTGAGTATACTTATCTTGCACTTATAAATCCATCTTTTGTGCATCTGCCTATGAATTTTCCGTCCTCGTAGACGTTAATGTAGTGATACACCCCATCGCTTGTATCGATAAGGGATTGCGCATCTTTTATCGCGTCTTGAACGCATGATGCGCTACAGATAATCGAGGATCCCGTTTCGAAACCGAGGTAACAACGACGAAAGAAATACTTGTGCGGTTCTTTTTCCATTTCATCAAATCCTGACTGTGAAATGGTACCGCTTATGGCTTTGACACAAACGGTACCAGGATGAAAACACGCCGGGACGGCAAAGCGTGTGCAATCAGTCACACATGCAAGATTTTCACAAGCGTAGCTTGTGTCTTATATGTCTTGCATCCGCCCGGCTTAAAAAAAAGCCGTTTGTGGTATAGAGCGATTTAACGCGGCTCTATGTGCGCTGATTGCGTGGCGGCTTTGACGCCATCGACATGCACGCTTTTAATGCAGCGGGTGAAGTGTGTCAAGTTTTTGAGGTAAATTTTTTGATTTTCTTTTCTTTACCGCATGAATGCTTGTGATTTTGATTATTGATGATTCGTGGATCATTTTGTTGTGCAAATCCTTTTTCAAGACCTATTCAAAAATCGATTCTGGTTGGTCTGTTTTTGCTTCTACGCGATTTTTTGATGCATACACGTGTCGTTAATGGCTTAACCTGGTATGTGCCGTAAAATCGATTCTGTGGCGTGATCCAAGTGTTGTCGATTTTCATGCAGAATGTTCGGGATTTGATCAACGCGCGCACGCGCGCGCGAATTTATTTTTTTATTAAAATTTGTTTTATGACTAGAAGGAATAAAACAAATTTTAATTTTAGCACGACGTAACCCATTGATTTTATTGGGGTAAAATTTTAAGGCTTCCTAAGCCTTCCTAAGCCTTCCGAAGGCTTGGCAAGGCTTAAAAATTTATCCAATAAAATCAAAGAGTTACAGAAAAGAGTCCATACTTTTTGACGCACTGATTTTTAATGCTGATAATCGCAAGTGTTTATGCGGTTTTAGTGTGTGTCATTTTATGACGCATTGCGTCATTTTGCCAAAAATTGGGGGATTTTTGAAATGCAGTGCGAACCGAGACGAGCGAGGATGTGTGGATTTTGTCGAATTTTTGGCAAAAGAAAAGCCGCCCGGATAGGCGGCTTATTTCTTTAGATGTCCGTCATGTAGTATTTGTCCATGACGTCTTGCAGCGATTCATAGATGATTTTTTCGATCTCATCGCCTCGATGCTTTACGAGCCAGTCCGCATAAGATTCTTCGGCCCACACGCGCAAGCCGAAGAATGATCCAAATATTTCGGATCGTCCGTAAATCGCACCATCGACGGCAAAATAATCATCTGCATCCATTGGTGTGCCAAGATAATATGGCTGTTTTACGCCGATTCCGATATCTTCGGTTGTGACCTGGGATTGATGCATCCTGTGGAATTTTCCACCAAAGAATGCTGTGTATGGCGAATGCGACTTGTATTGTCGATCCGGTGCGTGTGCTCCGCGAATGCGTCCGGGGTTTGGTGCGATACCGAAGATGTTTAGCACAGCGCTCTTTGAGCTAGAGTATTTAACGCTATGCCCGGGCGCGCGACGTTTGATCCTGCCAGTTCGTCTCGATATTTCGCCGTTATAGGCAACCCAAAAACGTCCCTTGTCCCATCGATCTTGGATATCAGGCGGATCGAGATAAGGTGACGACGGTTGCGCGGATCGTGCCAATGCATAGATCCGCCGCCGTACCGCGATAGCCCATTCATCCAGGATGATCGGATCCGTCTTTACAAGCTGGTTGAACAATCTTTGATTTGTCGGGATTTGTCCTCTCATCGTCTACATTCGTCTTATGATCTTCATTTACCACAAACGTCTGATAATACTCAAACGCGGCGAGCGCCTCTAAATCGTCCATATTTACTTATCTTATGAATTGCCGTTTGCATCAGGCGAATTGGCAAGGTCCAAAATTACAGGTAACTGGAATTTTACGGTAAAACTATCAGAGCCAAGAAAACTGCAATTTTCATCGCACCAAACAGCATAGATGATATCATCAGCCGGATCATATTCTGGCGATTCGCCTTCCTTTTCTGGCTGGATGCAAATCGCAATAGCCTTCACTGGAACGCCGTCCGTTTCGGCGTCAAATGTCACTGTGCACTCTGTGCATCCCTCCGAAGCGCTCCATCCAGTCGGAACCGCAGAGACATTGGGATCATACCAGTCGATCGGCTTGTATCCCCAATCCTGTCGATCCTTGTCAAAATTAGAGCTAAGCAAGCCGCGCGTGAAAACAATCTTTTTTGAATCTTCGCTTGCTGCTCGAACCGCTGCCGCTCCCTGACTTGAGATAATTGCGTTGTTAATTAAAAAAGCCATGATTTTGCCTCCTTTTTTTTGTTGTTATGAAATGCGCTGCAAAAGTATTGCAGTGTTTGTCCCACCGTCTGACATGTACAAGCCACAGATCGCTCTGTAATGTCCCGCCGTAATATATTTGTCGCCTTTAACGTATGCGCCGGTTGTGCCTGCTCCCAAGCCGCTCCACTTCGCATTGTATATAGTATTCGCTGGAACGTCAAACCATTCACCAGGCTGCAATTCTGAATGCAGCAATTGTGAAACTATTTCACCAGACCATGCATATATCATCGCGCCGACGGGAACGGTTAAAGTATTGTTCACATAATTCGGCGCAATTCCTGACAATCCGGTAAACGTTGCCGCGTTCCCCGTGATATCGCCCGTTGCACTGTCAAG